TAAAACTCCACAAAGTGTATACATACAAGCATCATTGTACGAACGTGAATGGGTGAAAGCTTATGATGATATACTACAGATGTATGGAGAGTTTACTGGCAAAGGAAAACCAGTTGAATCTAAGTTTGATTATTTTTTCAGAAGAGGAAAGTTTGATGAATGGTTAGAATCAACTTGGGTAAAGAGTCAAACAAATAAAGCTGATCTTACTCCACTTGAAACTAAGGTTGCTGATAGATGGAATAAGTTTTTTAAAGATTGGGATGACAGGCTAAAAGAAACTGGACATATTCCTGATGAAGCTGGGCTAGCAAGACGGTTAGAGATAGCTGAAGAAGAGTTGGCTATACAAACACCACGCATTACAGAGCTGGCTGAAAAAGTAAATAGAAAAACTGGTAAGCTCTCAAATAAAGAAAGATTAGAGCTTGATGAAAGATCAAGAATAAAAGCTAAGCTAGATAATGAAATAGAAACTCTTAAGGTTTCTCAAGAAACTCTTAGAGCGCATGGTAAGTTTCGTAAGTCTTTTAAAGATGAAAACTTCTTTCCACGATTCTGGAATAAAGAAAAGATAAGAAACAATCGAGAACAACTCAAACAAATACTAATTACTTGGTTTAGTGAAAATCCATATCAATATGTTTACAATCCACAGACTAGCAAAGTTCAAGTAAAAACTCTTTCTCGAAAACCAGATGATGTAGCAAAAAGAGCTGACGAGACTATAGACCAGCTACTTGGAGAGAGTGATCCGTTTGCTAACTTATCTTATGGATATGGTAAATCAAAGCATCTAAAGCATAGACTTGTTGATATACCGAATAGTAAGGTAACAGATTTTATTGTTACAAATCCGGTGCAAGTTATGATGGCATATACTAATAGAACTGCCGCACAGTATGAGTTTTATAAGACATTTAACTTTGAAGATCCTGAAGTTGCTTTTGGTAGAATACTTGCTCAAGAAGCGCAGAACGGTGTTAGCGAAAAAAGTTTAAACAGATTGCGTAGAGATTTACTGCATAGTTATGATAGAGTTGCTGGTGTTGTTCTTCAGAACCCAGAAGCTCTTAGTCTTAGAACAGCTCAAGTAATGAAAGACCTTGCTACTCTCAACTATCTTGGTAGTGCTGGCTTTTCAACTTTGCCTGATGCCGCTGTTGTTATGATGCAGAACGAATTAAAGCCGTTGTTTAGACAGATTATTCGTGTTCTCGATAATGAGAAAGTACGCATGAATGCTATGGAGGCGAGACAGGCTGGGGAAATGCTGGAGATCTTAAAAGGTGACGTTCATCTTAGGCTTATGGAAGATATGCTTAACAATCCATTTCAAAATACTTTTGTATCAAAAGCAAAGAATGCATACTTCCAGCTAAACCTTCTTGGTCCAATGACTAGAACATTTAAGATGATGTCATCTATGGCGCACTCTCATACTATCATTGAGTATTCTATTAAGATGGCTCAAAATAAAACTACTAAGAGACAAGCTGAATGGTTGCTTCGTCTCGGAATAGACAAGAGTGATGCAAGTAAGATTGCTAAAATGTGGGATGATAAAATAATTGAGAATACAGAAGGATTTTATTTAGCAAATACTAAGAAGTGGACAGATCAAGAAGCTGTAGATATCTTTCAAAGAACATTGAATGCTGGTGTAAAGAATACAGTATTAATGGGATCGCCAGCAGACAAGCCAATAAATGTAGATGGTGTGTTTTATTTACCTATGCGTGTTGCTCGTATGATTGGGATGAAAGAAGACCCACGATTTAGAGGATATGCAAGAGTTGAGAATGCGCTACTAGGTTTGCCTTTTCAATTTTATTCTTATTCTTTTGCGGCACTTAATAAGATAACTACACTCTACACCCAAGATCAGGTTACAAATAGACTTGTTGGCATTGGTATGGCAATGAGTCTTGCTTACATGGGAATGCAGTTGAAATACAGAAACAATCCTTTTGTTTTGGAAGAGATGTCTCTTGAGGATAAAATGGCTCGATCTTTTGATATGTCTGGTTTGGCGGCACTTTATTCTGATATGTATTATACAAGTATACAAACGTCATTGGCGTTGGGTGGACCTGATCTAACAATGGGATTAATTAGTCCAAAGTTTCCACAAGAAAAAAATTATGTAGATGCTGTAACAGCGCCGTTAGGAGCTGGTGTTTCTATTACAACTGACCTTGCTCGCGCGGCATATACATTTTCTCGAGGAGACTATGGAGAAGGAGCAAAAGAATTTATTAGCAATTTACCTGGAGCTAGGTTATGGTTTATGAAAGATTTGGTAAATGACATGAGCCGAGGTATTGCTGGAAGATTGGGGTAAAGCATGACAATATCAGTTTCAAATAATACACCGAGAGTATCATATGCTGTATCTGAGGGTGCAACTCAGACATCGTTTACAGTAAATTTTGAGTTTTTTGCAGATGCAGACTTAAAAGTTTTTGTTGATAATACGCTTAAAACAATAACTACTCACTACACCGTATCAGGTGGGAATGGTTCAACTGGTACAGTTACCATGAGTGTGACTGGAGCAAGTGGTGGTTCGACTGTTGTGATTATAAGAGCGATAGCTCTCGAGAGAACTACTGACTTTCCTACTTCTGGTGCTTTTAATATTTCTTCTCTGAATACAGAACTGGATAGAATCATAGCAATTCATGCTGATGTGGATGATACTGCTGATAGAGGATTACGATTACAAGAATCTGATGATGCAGTTGCTACTACATTGCCTCTCAAAGATACACGAAAAGGTACAGTTCTTGCGTTCAATGCTACAACTGGTGTGCCAGAAGCTGGACCTAGCATTGCTTCTGTAACGACTGTAGCAACGCAGTCAGCCAACATAAATACTTTAGCTGGTATAAATGCAAATATAACTACTGTGGCTGGTATACATGCAAATGTAACTACTGTGGCTGGTATATCAAGCAATGTTACGACAGTTGCTGGGATATCAAGTAATGTTACGACTGTTGCTGGTATTCAAGCTAACGTCACAACAGTTGCTGGTATTGCGAGTGACGTTACAGCTGTCGCTGGCATCTCGAGTGATGTTGCCGCTGTAGAAAATATTAAAGCAAATGTTACAACTGTTGCTGGAATATCCGCTAATGTGACTACTGTAGCTGGTATAGCATCAGCAGTATCTAGTGTTGCTGGAGTTGCTTCATTGATAACATCAGACTTTGTAGCTGATTTAAATACACTAGCAACAAGTGCAATTGTTGAAGACCTAAATATCTTAGCGACCACAGATGTAGTTAGCGATTTAAACACTCTTGCTACAACTGATATTGTTGCTGACCTTAATTTATTAGCGACAAGTGCTATAGTTGAAGATTTAAATTTACTTGCTACTAGCTCTGTCATTGCTGACATGGCTTCGCTTGCTGGTTCTGGTGCTAATCCTAATATTACTACATTAACTGCCAGCGGTGAAATAGTGGCGGCAAGTCTTGATATATCTGGAAATGTAGATGTAGATGGTACATTAGAAGCTGATGCTATGACATTAAATGGTACAGCTATAACAACAACAGCAACACTATCAACTGGAATATCAAATACAAATGTGTTAGTTGCAAATGCTAATATTGTAGATAACGATTTTTTAAGAGTAGATGGAACAAGTATTGAAGGTAGAAGTGCTTCTGAGGTTTTAACAGATATCGGAGCCGCAACAACAGATGATGCAACAGCTCTTGCTATAGCGTTGGGATAAAGGAGAAATAATATGGCAAATACATTTAAGGTAGTTAGTCATGATGTCATGCCAGCATCTGCTGGTACGCCAGAGGACTTGTATACTACACCTGGGAGTACAACGACTGTAGTTATTGGTTTGATGCTAGCCAATGTTCATACTGCACAAGTAACAGCATCAGTAAAATTAGTATCAACAACATCTGGTGGTGGTCGAACGGCAACCAACACGACAACATTTTTAGCCAAAGATGTTCCTATTGCTGTAGGACAGAGCAAGAATATGTTAGCTGGTGGTAAGGTTGTTTTAGAAACTGGTGACCAAATAGAGATTGATTGTAGTGTCGCTGATAAGGTAAGTGTTACCATGTCAATAATGGAGATAACCTAATGTCAGAATATGATTTAGGAAAACAAGCGGATGGCACTAGCTATGAGCCAGTTATTCGCCAAGTAGAAAACACGATTAATAATTCATTCACAATAGACGCAACGAATAATGCTGTTGTTGCTGGTCCAATAACGATTGGCAGTAGTGCAACTGTAACTGTGTCTGGGGTATTGGTGGTAGTATGAGCAAGCTACAAGTAGAAACAATATCGCATACGAATAATACTACTGCTATGACTGTGGATACAGCAGGACGTATTACTGAACCCAATAAACCTGCTTTTCAAGCCTGTATAAACAACAATGGTTGGGCAACTGTTAGTAGTGGTGCTGTTATGCCTTTTGATGACGTAAGTAATGGTAACTGTTTTGATACTGGTAGCAATTTTAACACAAGCAGTTATAGATTTGTAGCACCTATAGTAGGAAAATATTTGTTTAATGCTATCATTTATAGTTTTGATAGTGACGATAGTAATGCGTTTTCTTTTTATAAAAATGGCTCACTATTAATTCCGTCACCATCAGGACAATATCAGTTACAATTTGGGAAAACAGGAACCACTGATGCAGTAATAACAGGGTCAGTAATTATTGATTTAAGTGCTTCTGACTACATTGATTTGAGAGGAGTGGGTGCGTCATCTGATTATTATGGAGCCTATTCTCATTTTGGTGGTCATTTAATAGGATAATAAAATGAATGTAGAATTAAGATACTTTAGAGCAGTAAGAAATAAAAAACTTGCAGACAGTGATTGGACACAGGCTAACGATAGTCCATTGTCAGACACAAAGAAAGCAGAGTGGGCTACCTATCGACAGGCACTTAGAGATTTAACAAAGACAGCTACTCCTAAGTTTTTATCTAATAGTCCAAATTTGGATGAGTCTGATTTCCCAACAAAACCTTCATAGGATAAGAATATGGCAAGTATATTAAAAGCAGACAAAATCGAAGGAGTGACCGCAAGCGGTACTGTGCAGATGCCGGCTGGTCATGTAATACAGACAGTACAAAAGATTGATACTGCAACAACTACCTTTTCTAATTCTGGTTCAAGTGCAACATTTGTGACTTGTGGTTCTTTGAGCCAATCATTTACACCAAAATTTAGCACTAGCAAAGTTTTACTTAAAGCTAGTTTAGGTCATGTTGCTACAAACACAGCAGATAGATTTGCATTTTTTAGATTTAGTGGTGGGAATACTGCGAATGGTGTAGGGGACGCATCTAGCAGTAGACAAAGGGTATTAGCTTTTCATTATTTTGCGGCTGCAAATGATGGTACTTCTATAAATTTTGAGTATTTAGATAGTCCAAATACAAACTCTGCTATTACATATGCTGTTGAGATAGCTCCTAATTATTCTAATGGTAACTTAGGTTTGAATTATTATTACCCAAATAATACAGATGCAGTTTATATACCAGTATCAGCTTCAACTTTGACTATTATGGAGATAGCCCAATGAGTACACTTAAAGTCGATACAATACAGGGTAAGACAACGTCTGGAACGGTCAAGTTACCTTCTGGTTATCCAGTACAAATTGTCAATCAAGAAAACTCTACTGGACTTGTTATGTCATCAAACACTACAACTAAACTTATGGATTGCCAAATAGTAAGTAAATTGGCGAACAGTAGTTTTTTAGTTCATGCATTTTGCGGTATAGGTACTCTGGCTTCTAACAGTGGTAATTCAGACACAGATGTTGCTTTAGGACTAGGGTATAAAACGGGGTCTGCTGATTCAAGCTCTTCAAACTATATAGGTATTGGAAGTTACAGTCCTAGCCGTCATTCTATTTCTTTTTCAAATGGAGGTAGAGCTTTTTATAGTATTGACGCTTTTGGAGGATCAGGTTCTTACACCTATGTATATCATGCTTTTGGTGAGCCTAGTACAGTTCAAAGTTTTAGTCCAAATGTATCAGCAGGAACCACGCTACAAGTTGGTCTTTTTGTAAGCAGTGATGTTAATGAACACGCTATAACTTTTGGCACAAGACGTGATGATAGTGGTGCAGACAGTGGAACAATAACATATGTTTGTGTAACGGAAATTTCAGCATAAGGATAAAACAATGACAACAATAGCAAACGCAATATCGAGTTTAGGGATTACAGAGTGGGTTCTTAGAGGAGAGCCTACAAGTGAAGCAGAGTTTAACGCTATGTTTCGTAAAGTTACTGGAGCAGATGCAAATGGTTCAGCTATCGAAAGTGCAGACCCAAAAGATTTTGGAACGACATGGAAAGCTGTGTCTGATAAAAAGACAGAGCTAGTGAATGCAGAGCCAATGCGATTGCTAAGAGTTGAGAGAGATAGATTGCTCGCTGAAACAGATTGGATGGCAAACTCTGATGTAACTCTTGCTGATAACTGGAAGACGTATAGACAAGCATTGCGTGACTTACCAGCTGGTGCATCACCAAAGCTATCAGCCGATGGGTCGCTAGATATGTCTTCTGTTACATTCCCAACAAAGCCTAGTTAATGACTAAGCTGTCGGAACGCATAACGAAACTAGAAACTGAAAATCATATTCAGTTCAAAGAAATCTTTTACAGATTAAAAAGATTAGAGGTGGTATTAATCGGTGGCATGGGTGCTGTTATTACCATGCTCATCGGAGTTCTATCACAAGTTAGCTAAATGCTCGACCCTCTCTCTATATCTGCCGCAATTGCTACTGCGAACACAGCGTTCAATGGCATCAAGAGAGCTTTCCAAGTTGGTAAAGATATTCAAGGTATGAGCAATGACTTGTCTAGATGGATGAGTGCCGCATCTGATATTGAGAACGCACAGAAGAGAGCTAAGAATCCTTCTTTTATTACCAAACTTACACGCAGAGGTAGTATCGAACAAGAAGCTGTTGAAGCATTGACAGCTAAAAAGAAGCTTGAGGAGCAACGCTATGAGCTACAACAGTTTATTAAGTTTACGCATGGTACTCATGCTTGGAATGAACTGCTCAAGATGGAAGGTGATATACGCAAGCGTAGGCAGAAAGAGATATACGATAAACAAGTATTGCGACAAAAGATAATTACAGTTATCGTTTTAATACTTTGTGTTATAATTGGTATGGGTATATTGCTTGCTTTTATATACGGATTGGTACAACTCGATAGGGGAAACATAGGCTGATGACACCAGAAACGCTCGACAAGTGGCGAATCCTCCCACGCTTGATGATGCTAGCTATGACCTGTGTTTACATTAGGTGTATCGAGTGGGCGTTGAGTCAGCCTGACCTTACCACTCAACAGGCTGGCTTAGTGTCCGTTGTTACTGGTGCTATGACTGGAGCGTTTGCTATTTGGCTGGGTAAGGAGAGCAATAATGAAGTACGCTAAGTTAACCGAACGACAGAATAAGACTATGGAAAAGCATAAAAAACATCATTCTAAAAAACACATGGTTGCTATGGCTAAGATGATGGCTAAAGGTAAGTCATTCACAGCCGCGCATAAAAAAGCAATGAAAGATGTGGGTGAATGATATTCAAAGCTCTTCAAATTGTAGGTGGTATGGCTTCAACATGGATGGAATCCAAAGCTGAGTCACAAAAACTTAACCTGGAGATAAAGAAGAAGCAGTTGACTGGAGATATTGACTGGGATTTGGAGGCTATGAAAGGTTCGCAGTCTTCTTGGAAGGATGAATATCTTGTAATTTTATTTAGCATTCCTCTTATTCTTTGTTTCTGTGGTTCTTGGGGGAGAGATATAGTTGAACAGGGCTTCAGAGCTTTAGAAACGATGCCTGAGTGGTATCAAGTAACTTTAGGTTGTATCGTAGCCGCCAGCTTTGGTGTACGCTCAGTAACCAAATTCTTTGGGCTACGAAAGAATGGGAAATAATTGGGAAAAACGACGTGAGAACATTCGCATACATAGGGATTGGGATATTAGAAACTTTAGGAGAAAAAACATGGCATTTAAATTATCACAACGGTCGCTGGATAAACTGGATGGAGTACATCCTGACCTTGTTAAGGTTGTTAAGAAGGCGATTGAGTATACGGACGTAGACTTTGGAGTTATCTATGGGGTTCGAGACTTAGAAACTCAGAAGAAATTGTACGAGTCTGGCAAATCGCAGACTATGGCTAGTAAACATTTGATTCAAGAGGATGGTTATGCGCATGCTGTTGACCTTATGGCTTATGATGGCAGTAATCCATCTTGGGATATTGTTGATTATGATAACATAGCAGACGCTATGCGTAAGGCTGGCAAGGAACTTGGTGTTGACTTGGTTTGGGGTGCGGCATGGCACAAGCTACTTACTATGTCACCGGATAGTGCAGAGGATTTGATGAATGACTACATCGACACAAGAAGAGCCGAATCAAGACGTCCCTTCATCGATGGACCTCACTTCCAATTGCACACCTAGACAACTATCTTTTGACTTTGATGGCTATGATGGTCCAGATGAACTCTGGCTAAAGTATCTGTGGGAAACTACTGTATCCCCCTGATAACCCTGATAAGGTTGATAACTATTTTTCCCATAGCTTCTTGCGCTCTATGTAGAGAGCAATGATATCTTCAAAGTTATCTGGCTTGCGAGGTGGTGTCTGGCTGTAGATGTTGTGTGCTTCGAAACATCTGTTCTCATTGTATACTTGTCTGCTTAGTTTTTCACATTCTCTTGCGGACTCGAGGTCTATGGTCAGCATGAGAATGATAGTGTGGGTCATCTTTTCTATCATAGTAATCTCCGTTGGTAAAAGCTAGGAGGTCTGGCAAACAGAGCAGTAAAAGACCCCCTAGCTTGTTCTAGGATCTAGTTATTTTGGAGAAAACTATGTCCTTAGAACGGTATTTCATCATCTTGTACTTGTTTGTCAACACCATTATCGGCTGGTAATGCATTTTTATCAGTCATCTTCATAGATAAAATGTTACCTTTTTCTGTTTGCTTTACCCAAGCGGCAACTCTTTTTTCTCCAGAAGATGTTTCTGCCACACCAGTAAAGGTTGGTGCATTTGGTGTTTCGCTGTTGTTATCCCACAGTCTACCCACTTTTACATAGATGTCTCGGATCGTTGTACCATCAGGCATAACGTCTTTGATCATTGCGATACGTTTGGTTTCGCCTTCATCGTTAAGGCTACCAGTACCAACTAAGATTAGCTGGTCGCTTTTGCTACTGAAGATAGCTCCAGTATTAGTGTTATCATATTCCATATTACCTCCGTTAGAATGGATTGTTATCAGTCTTACCATTATCAGCGTTGTGTTTGTTGTCGTGCTTACCAAGAAACACATCAGCATCACAGCCTAAATGTGATAGACCTTTAGTTAAGGCATCAGTCAATGCCATCTTCCCAGCGTCTTCGGCTGGTCGTTTCATATCCTTATGCCAGAAGGTTCTTGTACCAGCAATAGGTCCGAATGTATTCTCTGGTAGCTCTGTCCAGATAGTTACCTTTGCAACAATAAGAATCATATCGTTAGCTGATGGGTAGTCATACTCTACGTTGTATCCCCACCCAACACCTACTGGTCCAAACATTCTAGTCATCTTCATGATCTGATACTGAGGATCAATAGACGTAAAACTTCTCTGACCAAAAGAAACTTTCTTTAGATACTTTAGGTCGGATTGTGCAAGCGAGTTCCATATATCCATGTGTGCTTTTCTTTTCATTAGCTTTTCATGCTCTGCTTTTTCTCTTTGATACTCTGCTTCTTCTTGCAGAACAAGTCCTCCTAAATTTATCTTTGTGCTTTTCTTTGGTTTATCTGACATTTGCTGTCTCCTTTACTTTGATTGTTCTTCTTTTGTCGGTTATGTTTACAGATAATAAATCACAGTCCATTTGATATACATCTGGTGGTATGTGGCTCATCAATCTCTTCTTGGCTGACTCGTTCTTTCTTGCTGACTCGAGTGTGTCAACGTAGTCATGCGCATCAGACATAAACTCATTGCTCTCGTTCATGTTGAGCTTGACCTTCCTATCAATCGAGATGCTTGAGATATCTGGGGTCTCCGCATCACGATTGCTAGGAGGCGATCTCTTTACAACATGATCCCAAAACTCTGTAATCTTACCGAGCATCTTGGCTGAGTATACTGGATTGTATCCAATATGTTTTGATTCCCATTTACTGTTACCAAATATAACAGATAGAAAGCAGCCGTCTGGTTTATAGTCATGTTCATCACAATGCATATTATGTAAGTGCATGTAAAACTGTATCTGCGGCATGTATCTTTCGATCACATCGTTCATGTTTGTAAAAGCATTAGTATGTTTTGCTTCAACAATGTAGCTTTTCTTTGCGCTGTCTACACACATCATGTCTGCTGTACCTTTGAAGGGTACATAGCCATCATCGTAGTTGAACTCATGTTGAAGTACACGTTGAGTGCCAGCCATTGTATAGCCAGGTGAATGAGATTGCACCCACCAATTTAGATTGAAGTCTTCCGTGAAGATACCGAGCTGAACAGCAAACACATCAGTCAAGTCTTTGCTTTCTACCAGTCCTACTTTCTCTTGGTAGAGGTCTGCCCACTCTCCATTCATAATTCTGATGGCATCTGTGCCACCGATAAATCCTTGTCTATCCATAGTTTTCTCCTTATTTATATGGCGATTGTAGTCTCACTTCTGCAACTGGTCAATAAAATAATCAAACCTATCAAGATAAAATCTGCGTCTTTCTAGCTCTGGTTTTACAAGTCCGTACACGTCTGAGTAAGGGGGAAGTATACGAAATGTTTTGATGGACATGTTGTAGATATGCATGATGCAGTCGGCTGGTATATCAACTAGACTCTCAATCATTATCTCAACACGTTCACTACACTCATCCATGCTTGTTTCGTATGGGCGTTGGAACAGATACTTCCAGCGACTGAATAGCTGGCGAACCCTATCCGGTCTGTGTGGTGTTAGGTATGCTTCGATGTTTGCTTTTGCAGCAAGAGCATCTGCCAGCTTAGTACAGCTCACATCCAACACGCGAACATCAACAGACCCCAAAGCATTTAGTTCTCGAACAAGTTGCTCGTTTGCTTTTGTTGGTGAGCGAAATGAAACAAGGGTAGTGATGTTGCCACCCTCTCCTATTGATACGACTTTAGACATTAGTCCTCCTTACTTATTAGTTTTTTAAATGTTGATTCCCATACTCGGTCACTAATTATTACACAGTATCGAGGGTCGCCAGTCTTACGCTTACAGACTGCCATGTCTCTATCTTCAAGAAGATTGAATACATTCGGAAACGAACTCTTGTCTCGATACTTTACTTCTACAAAGAGAATCTGACCATCAATCTCGATAGTCAAATCCCCTTTGTATTCACCACCTAGACTGCCCGATAGTGGTTGCTTCTTTGTTTTTATTCCCAGGCTATTCCAAAGTTTTAGAAACCACCTTTCGTGGTAGCTTCCTTTTGCTTTACTTTTGCTAACCATGTGTCCTCCTCATAACATCTCATGCAGATAAGACTGCTCTTATATAGAAAGACTACAAAGTAAATACACTCTTGACCACAAGCATCGCATATACGAGTCGGTCTTACTACTTCTCCTTTATTTTTTTTGGAGTGTCGCAAGCTGGTCAATAGCTTGTTCAATCTTGATAGCAGTTGCATAGCGTAGCTCTGTGCCTTTCAGTTGTCGATAGTAGGTAGTCTTTGATAGACCAGCCCAGTTAAAAGCATCACGCAAACTGACCTTCTGATTCTCTGATTGAACTGTTAGTTGTTCCAAATAACTTTTCATAGAGTCTAGGTCTACTACGCTTTGCCTGTAATAACAAGTGTTTGTTGATTACTTTGTTACCTAATCCGGTAATATAATATTTTCTTATAAGACCTGGAGCTTTTTGACTAGCATACAACACACGTTCTATGTCTTGCATTTGAATTGATATTATAAATCCATAGCGATGTTCTAGCTGGTGTAGTGTTGTGCTAATTGTTCCTTGCTTGAGATCAGGTAATTCTTTTTGAATAATTCTATTTGTTATTCTTGGTGGTTTTGGGTTTGACTTATCGTGATACAGCTTTATTGTTGCTAGTATACGAACTTGATTAGACGTTAGTTTTCTCATGGTAGTATCCTTCAAACTGGGGAGGCTTGTGTGCCTCCCCTTTTTTGTTAAGGTTGCATTGCTTTTTCAGTTAGGTTTTCAATAACTAAATCCATTAGAACTTCCATTGGAACATTAGTTGTCTTGATACCTACTTCATCACAATAGTTTAATAGATCGATGCAAGGCATTGCGTTCACCTTGCCCTCTATCTCTTCAAGTATGATATCATTAATTGGATGTGACATCATCACTTCCATAATGAATAGTTCTACCATCTGTTTCTTCTTCGTTCGGTAGATTCAACTCGTTACGCATATCATCTACAAAGTTGAACTTATCAACAACACACTTCAATGATTTGTATATGCCCTTCAAATCATAGCGTGTATCCCATGATGGGAAGCGTTGCTCGTCTTCATGCAATGACTCATAGAATAGCATGTCTGCTCTGAGTCTTTCTTCAAGTGTTACCATTTGTTTTCCTCGTACTGTTTTCATTAGAATAGTTCCTTCTGTTGTGGCTCATCGCCAAGTTTATGTTTTAAGCTGGACAGAAACTCCTCATTGCTTGTTGGTTTATCGCAATGAGTTGTGCCGCCGTAATGTTCTGATTTGCGCGCCAGCATATACGAACGATACCCAGTTTCTGTCAGCGGACTCTTTACTTGATTACCATTTACATCGGTTACTGTGAGTTCGAAGTGATCAACTATATAGGGCATACCATGCTCTGAATAGTTTAAGTAATCACGACTTACTCGTACATTGTGTGTCAAGGAGTGCCACACAAATGTTCCTACATTCTCATAAGACTTGTGCATACTTTGTATAGTCTTTTTGCCAGAATGGTTTCATCTTTGGAGCTGATGGTTGACCAGCTAGTTCTGCATTGTCTTGTAGCTGTAGCTCTTTTTCATACTCTTTACGAAACATATATCTTGCAAAGTGAACTCCGTTTTTTGTTTCTCGGATTGCTATGATGTCTGCTCCGTTTACATTGAGATCATGGATTCTCGATGCGAGTCTCCGACAACCGAAACCTAAAGCTTCTTTGTCTGTGATTGATCCGTGTAATCGTATACAAGCTAGAACTAATCCGCATTGCGAATCAGCTCTTGGCTCAATAAAGTATTTCTCATTGGTCATTAGTTTATCCTTGTTACTGTTGATGTCATTTCTAAATCTTTTACTGGTGAATCTTTGCCACTCTCGATAGCTACGTCAAGTTGACGACATAACTCTGGTGCATACACACGTTCAATTTTGTAGAGAACTTCACCTTGTCTATTGTAAAACTTTAGTGTGTAATCATCAGCCCATGTCAAATCAACATCGACTCTTCCTTTGTGTATGAATCCATTTGTCATCATCTTAATACCAGCACGTCGCGTTTCAGATTCTGGTAATGCAAAGCAGTTGTGACCAACCATCACACCCCAACAGTTCATTGCGTTAGGGTCTGCGGCGTTTATCTGCCTTAAGATTTCTTTTGAATAGTAAAATTCTTCATCAGTCATAGTCTTCTCCATTTATAATTATAATTAAATTAAGTAATAAAATCAACTAGTTAAAATGTCGTGTCCTATTTAATAGGTATTTATTAAGACACGGTACAATTTATGCGGCGATCAAGCCGTTTTTCTCTAGGTAATATAACAAACCCATCGCCATCGCATCTGCAAATCGAGTATATAATCTGCTGTTTCCATTTTCTATGTCAACAACTTCATACATTCCCCAGCGACCATTCTTATCTGAATAAGTTTTCCAGATCTGAACATCACCGTCTTTCTTCAATCTAAAATATTCTACTGCCTCACAGTTCCCATCATACATACGATCAACTGCCCAGTATGATTTTATATCATTTGATTTTAACATAGCTTTCTCCTTAAAAATTACTGACCCAGCTAGCATGATATTTCCAAGCGTCAAGATCGGCGAAGCCGCCGAAGGGAAATCTTTACGCGAGATGGAAATATTCTGCTAGCCAGAATGAAATCATCAGCGATTCATATTGAACTTTGGTCAACTGTAGTCGAGCGTAGAGTCGCCAACACTCGCGCTAGCGCGACCCACCACCTTTTGTTGTACAACGTCCGTGTCTTACTAGGACGCAGATTTGACTCTTCCAGTCGGGCAGTTTGGGGTGTGGCATTGGGCGACTGGAAGAGTTGCACCTACCAGCGAGCGTCTATCAGCTCGCCGGTAGGTGCTGACACCATTAGATGCCAAGAGCTAGACCTATCACAGCTATCATGTACAATGTGCAAGCGACCATGAAGGCATTTATGAGCATGTATCTGATCATGTTAGATTCCTCTCTTTTCAATGTTGATGAAATTATTTAGGAACGAACCGAACTGTGAAACTATAGAGTTTTCGATGTGCGATGCTCCTAGTGCTTCATATATCCGATGACCATTCTCGTTTTGATCATAGATGTATTGTGCAAATTTTGATGCATGAGTTGGGTGAGCATTGAGAGTGATTATGTATCTCAAAGCTTCTGTGAATCTTGGTTCGATGTATGCAAGATCTTCTTTGGTTGCGAAACCTTTCGATATGATTTGTTGATGCATCGATGCGAGTGCGAACATACAATCCTCAAGGTTGTCGATTGCTTCTGCGTAGTTTGTATCTGATATGTACATTTGAAATCTCCTGTTAAGATGTTGAAGAGCCGACTCCGAAGAGCCGACTCCATTTGAGGTAGTTATTTGATGCCAAGTTTAGCTTTGACAGCATCCGCTTTAGCCTTTACAAGTTCGGCTCTTTTCTTCTGAGCATCGTCTTGCTTTGCCTTAGCGACATTGGTTGGAATGTACTGCTTTTCCTCGTACTCAAGATACATTGATTCCAGCCACTGTTGGATGAACTTGATCTTTTCAACCGAACCACGATTGTTCTCGATTCTGTTGTTCCAATGTAGCACTTGTTCATCCGACACTTGGTCGTTGGCGATTGCATTGTCTAGTTTGTTGCTATCGTTCATCGCGAAGTTATCCATGTCGGTAATAGCATTGTATGTATTCTCTTGCATGGTACTGTACAACGCGCGTCTGAGCCACTTGATGACACCCATTTGATGTACACCAACTTGCCTATCGGTGTACACTTGTTCATCATCGACTAGCTTGGCATGTGCATACTCTTGCTTGTCCACATCGTACGATAACAGATCTGGATTGTAAGAGGTACCCTCTCCCATGAGGAACCACTCTACATGCGCGAGACTCTTTCCGATGTCCATCTCTCCGAACTGAACATCGATGTCCTTTTTAGCTTTAGCCATCTGAGACAAAGCTGGACGGATATTCTGAGTTCTCCAACCCATAAGCATATCTTCAGTGAAGCGAACACTTGTACTAGTTAAGTTACTATTTTTATTGAATGTAGTCATATCGACCTCCATAATAAAGTTAAAATTAAGCACATCCTGACACGATTTATCAAAATGTACTCGGATCACAGATCGGAAACAGATAGATAAATATAGGATGCCGACAAGGGAAACACGACGAGACGACCTGCCTGTCGAGGAGATGTAGTTTCATCGCGCCTACCAGCGATGTTACGGTTCCAAGATATCGTAGGTCGGTCGGTATGGAGGCGATATCTTCTGTGTCGGCATGGCGCTTGCGCCACAAAGGAAAATCTCCCAGACCTATCAGACGGCACACCAGCAATAGTAGTGCGAAGATAAACACTTGTTCCGCTGTGCCGAGAACCAACAGTATCATTTTCCGCAGTCCTATATTTGTCTACCCTCTTGGGCGTTAGTCTGTTTTTGATATGGGAGCCTCATTGCGTGGCGATGAATTGTAGCGTAGAGCCTACATTGTAAGGACGCTTTGAGGTGGCAATTCGAACGAGTTTTTTTGATGATGATGCTGAGTCGTTAGGCAAGAAAAGGCTGGTAGTTGATGACGAGACTAAGTCTGATCTGCGTCTATCGTGCAGATCTGTACGCTTTGTGTTACACAAGATAAGTCTTTTTTTGCCGACCCTTTTCGTAGCACCATTCAATGTGAGTCTATCGTTCACATTGGGAAACGTAGTTTCGATGCGACCACAGAAGCAAATCATAATGGTGCGGAGATTAGGGGAACGGTGGACGTTCAGGATAGATCATGGACAGAGCCATGTGCATGTGAGACATGTCGTCTTTATCATGTCTTGCATTCACATACAGCGGAACGATTCCGAATGTCAAACTTTTCGGTCTGAAGTTTGTCGACTGCCGTTCGAGTACGGCAATCGCATTATCAATGCAATTGATTCGTGGTGTGCTGACGAGACAGCAACGTCTGATACAACGTGACAGAGAGTGAGCGTTACAGCGTATTTTACTGGCTCTTGCCAGCTTGAACACGAGTGTTTAAAATAGGATGGGATGTCACTCTTTTTTGTAGAATATGAAAATAAGAGGTTGACAGATAGACAGAAATTACGGCACAGTTGACGGCATGACACTTGTAAAGATAACCGAGAAACAGAAGAAGCTGGTTGATACGTTGGTAGCAAAAGGATGCAGTATCAAGCAAGCAAGTGAAGACGCTGGATATGCAAAGGGAGAATCAGGTAGAGTAACTGCTAGCAAGGCTTTGAAGACACCGCATGTGCAACAGTATATGATGCAAGCAATAGCAGACAGCATGAGTATAAATGCTACGAAAGCATTGAACAAGATAGTACAGCTATCAGGTAATGCTAAGTCTGAGTATGTAAGCCTTGAAGCTAGTAAGGATTTACTTGATCGAGCTGGCTTTAAAGCACCAGACAAAGTAATGCACAGTCATGTAGGTAATGTAAATGTAAAGATTGATTTGTCTTGATGCTTCTCTGTATACAATACGAGCTAGTGAAGGTATTTGTTTGTGATGCTTGCAGAGCGCACAAATACACAGATATATATGAATCTCTATAGAGAGGTAACAACAAGTGGGGTGACCCCAAAAGTTAGGTGCTATGCTACAGGTAATGGTCTTGCCCTGACATTATTCTTGAAAAAAGCTCGTTACTGTTTTATAGGTAGAAGATCAAGCTTGAGAAGAGAGGGTTTGTATGCTGAATACTTGGCATGACATTGTGATCACAGTTCATCTAAAGGCAGTCTGAGAAATCTTTAGAACATTGCAACTATAGCATAGGCTCAGTTTATATTTAGGACACTCTCTCTTCACCTTGTGGACGATGTGGAGCTTGTGGATGATAAAAAGGAGTATGGGGATATGAGAGTTGGAGTGATGATGGCTAGTCTACTTAAAAAGTTATTGCAAACAAAACAGAACGTAGATAGTCTTTCTGAAGAGGAGATAGTTGATGTCGACACCACTGTGGCAAAAGAAGGGGGGAAAGAACCCAAGCGGCGGTCTCAACGAGGCAGGAAGAAAGTCGTACGAAAGGGAGAACCCAGGCTCGAATCTAAAGTCACCAGTAAAAAGCGGAGACAATCCTCGAAGAGCTAGCTTCTTAGCTAGGATGGCTGGTGCGTCAGGTCCAGAGTATAAGGACGGAAAACCAACAAGGCTTCTTCTAAGTCTTAGGGCATGGGGAGCAAGTAGTAAGGCTGATGCTCGAGCGAAGGCAAAAGCTATTAGTAAGCGTAACAAAGCTAAGAGTTCAAACAAAAACGTAGGGTGAAAATCCAGAACCAAAGGAGGGCAACATGCCACATAAAAAAGGACACAAAGTAACTGGTAAGCTAGGTCTAAGAAAAAGATTAGATCAGATGTTACATGGTGACAGAAAAAACAAACAGATGAGTAAACAGACAACTGTTCCTGATTCTCAAAAAAGAGGCATGAAGTCTACAGCGACTATGTCTGATGCTCAAAAGAAAGCTTCAAGATCAAATGTTTTAAACAGACCGGAAAGTGTTAGTGATGCTCAGAAGACTGGAAGAGCAAGACCAGCTGATGCTGTTATGTCAGATGCTCAGAAACGTCCAGCTAAATCTAAAACAACTATGTCTGATGTTCAGAAGAAAGGGCAAGTTAGACGTAAAAACACAACGGCTATGTCTGATGAACAAAAGAAAACTCAAACTAAATCCGAACCCAAAACATTCAAGGAAGCTTTTAGAAGAGCTAGAGAAGAAGGGAAAGCTAAGTTTACTTATAAAGGTAAGTCTTATGCCGCCGTTACAAAGGATGAAGTTAACAAAGCATTTAAAGCTGGGAAGATAAAGAAGAAAACTCTTCGCGCCTTCCTCAACATGAAGAAGAAAAAATAATGCCAGGAACACTTACACCAAAACAAAAGACTCTTCCAAAATTTCTTCAAGATAAAATTATGAAGACTAAGAAGAAAAAACGTACAGCGTTATATGATAGGGAAAAGAAGTAATGGCAGTTAATGCGGCTGGTAATTATACGCAACCGAAAATGCGTAAAGCCTTGTTCAATAGAATAAAAAATTCTAATGTTCAAGGTACTGCCGCTGGCAAGTGGTCTGCTCGAAAGGCACAGTTGTTAGCAAAGCAGTATAAGGCAAAGGGTGGTGGTTATACCTAATGAAGAGATCACAGAGAAGTCTTAAGGCTTGGGGGGAACAAGATTGGCAAACCAAAAGTGGCAAGAAGTCTTCAGAGACTGGGGAAAGGTATCTACCAAAGAAAGCAATACAAGCTCTGTCATCAGAAGAGTACGCACGAACCACAGCAGAGAAAAGAAAAGCAAAGAAGAAAGGGAAACAATTTTCTTCTCAACCAAAGCAAATAGCAAAAAAGACGGCACTCTATAGGAGATTTGCATGAGCTTTATAAATAACTTAAAGCCTGAAGAACATAGGTATCTTCGCCGAGTGGTAAAGGAAATACACTTTCAATACTTCGATGAGAAACATACAGCTTCCTTCGTCACTAATAAAATGCTAGATAATGTAATCGAGAACATCGGACCTGAAGTTGCAGAGATGATGATAAGGACTGGTGTAGATAAAGGTGACAGACTTTAAGTACAAACCTGATGGTGATGTCCTCAAAAGTTTTATGAAAGATGAAAGTTTCTTTCGTGGTATTCGAGGTCCAGTTGGTTCAGGGAAATCTGTTGGATGCTGTGTTGAAGTATTCAGAAGAGCATTAGAACAGAAACCAAATGAAGATGGAGTCCGTAAATCACGCTGGGCAATCATACG